TTAGTTTACCTTTTTGTGACATAGAATTGCTCCCTTCATGATGACAGTTTGTTTTTTCACTGTCTCTCATAAAGGGAGCATATCAATTTCAGATTTACTGCTTTTGCTGGCCGGGCCGGTGAGCTACGAGCATTCATGACTTTTTGATAACTTGTTCCATACTGATATATTAAGCGGAAAGTTGTGGCCCTGTATTTTCAGAGGGAAACGAATGCTCCTTGAATATATCCCACAAAATATGCCATCGCTATACTCAGTGCAATGCAACATATACATAGTATTTCAGCAATTACCTTTTTTTCGATTATTTCATTTATGGACTTTCCGTAATCAATAGTAGACCATACCATTGAAAGCAAAAATAGAATTGAAATCCATTGAGTATGAAATGATAGTCCCATGCTAACAAATACATAGTTTGAGATGATGTAAAAAGCGCTTCTGACTACAACTTCTGTCACTTTTACAATCCGATTTCTCATAGAATTCTCCCTCTCTGATAATACTGTGGGCGGCAGCACTCCTTGCTGTCGCCCCTTGATTGCCTATCTGCAAAGGCGGGCGGGGCTGTCAACGGCGGCGCTTGCGCCGTTCATCTTGACCGTTGACTGGCTCGGCTGGCTTTGCTATTCCGTGATCTCTTTCAGTTATTGTCAAAGGAAATGTAGATAGTTAGACTATTGGGTATGTAGCTGATACTTAACCACTTTTCGTCGTTTGATAAAAGTGTCCCGATAGAAACATAGTTTTCTCCCTCGATTTCCTCTGACACATTTTCAATTACGGAAAAGCCTTCTTGGTTCAAAAGCTCCATATACTCGTTATAGTCGTTTTCGCTAATACCGGTAAGGTTGATATTACAATTCTCATGTTCTGTATCAAGTGTAGCCCATGCAACCGTACCAGGCGCAACAGGAAGCCCCTCTGTGTACTCATTCTCAGGCCAAACACCCTCGTCCAATTTTGTAACACTATTAGATTGCGTATTGTTCTCATTGCTTGTCGGTGTAGATGAGGTATTTTGATTAGAACACGCAGCCAAAAAAATCATAATCATGATTGTGAATACAGAAATATATTTCTTCATTGGTTACCTCCTGTTTTTGTGTATGGTTCGGATAATTAACAAAAGAGCAATAGCTGTTGCTGCAAACCCAATAGCCAAAAGGATTTGCGAAATATCAAAGGCAAACGCGCCCTCAATCTGTATATTTGTTGTCGCGTCGGCTTGTCCGATTGCTCCTTCTGGTACTTTTCCTGATTGTGTAACAGCATATACCGAAAAGGCAGCAGCCGCGATAACAAGCGCAGCAAGAGTAGAAATGATACCGTTCCTTTTTTTCGATTTGGTGTTATCAATGCCAAACTGTTCTGCGGTGCTGTCTGCAAATTCTTTTGGCGTCCCCAAACGCTGGATAATCTGCTGCTCTGTTTCTCCATGCTCCATAGCAGACGCAAAAACTTCATTCAAGTCACGTACAACCTCTTTTTTCATTTTGCGTGGTAAAGATAGTTCCTTTTCAACCTGTTTGATATATTGTTCTTTCATTTGGATACCCTCGCTTGTTGATAACTTTCTATAAAGCCGTTTACGCAGTTTTCATAGCTTGACCAAAATAAGATTAGTTCATCAAGTACATTCCTGCCTTTATCCGTTAAAGAATAATACTTTTTTGAGCCGCCATTTGCCGCAGCCGGAGCCAATCGGCATTTGATTAGTTCTGCTTCCTGCAAACGATACAAAATGGGGTAAATGGTTCCCTCTTTCGCATATCCCAAAACAGACGCACTATTGTTCAATTCAGTTATAATTTCATATCCATAAGTCTCCTTGCGTCCGATTAGGCATAAAAGTATCATTTCCAGAGAGCCTTTTTTGAATTGCTGGACATATTTGTTATTCATATCGTCGCCTCTCTTTAGCTTTGCTATTTAGGCTCGCTAAGTAGCAACTATATTATATCTCTTCCGAAGTATCAGAGTCAATAGGCTTAACGAAAAAGTTACAAGATGTCTGTGTAAGGTAATGACAGAATAGCGGTGTGCTGGCGAACTATGCTTTATTTTGTTTTTTATCTAAATCATTCAATAGGGCGGTAGCATCCCTATTGGCAAGGGGATTCCAAAAGGGAACAGCGTTCTCCTTTGTCTGGGGTGTTCAGAGGGGATAGTGTTCCCCTTTGACCGGAAGAATCCAAAGAAACCGGCGGTTTCGTGGCACACGATTTTCCGTAGGAAAGTCTAGTGTGTTATACCTTTGTGGAGCAGATGGCAGCCGGAATTGTAGCACACCCTGAAAAGTGTGGCCACAGTTGCGGCGTTCTGGCGGGAAAGGTTGCCCCTTGCGGGGCAGCATAAGCGACAGAAAAAGGCTGGCAGGCGGTGCGGGCAAGCACTGTCTGTCAGCCGTGTCATTTGCGGAACAAAGGTATATCAAAGCCCCCGTCAGCCGCTGCTTCCCATCGTATCAGAACCACCACGGCAGCTTTCCGCGCAGGCTGTCCATCGCCTCGCCCTCCACCTTCTTTGTCCAGCTCTCGCTGAGATGGAAATGGAGCGCCGCGCCGATCAGCGGGTGCTCGATTCCATCGGTAAAGCCATAGCGGTACAGCAGATAGGTCTGCTCTCTGGCTGTCAGCTTGTCCAGCGCCGCATACAATTCTATCAGCTGCTCTTTTTGGATATAGATTTGCTCCGGCGTTTGGGTGTGAGGGTCGGCTATGGCTTCGATCCGCAGCATCCGTTCATCCTCTGAGAGAACGTCATCCAGATATACTCTCTGGAAGCCGGGGCCGTCTTTCTTATCCACCATCCGTTGCTCAAATAAACCGAGGGCGGCGCGGATGCAGTCCGTCATGGCGTTGCGGAGCGCCGGTGCTGCATAGGTCAGAAATTTCATGCCCCGTCCGGCATCAAACAAAGGGATCGCGTTCAGCAGGCCGATACTTCCCTCCTGCATCAAATCATCCAAATCAATTCCAATATCATTTTCATCCAGCCCCATGTTTCGGTATTGCTCCAGCGCAATTTTTCGGATGAATCCCAGATTCTTTTCCAGCAGAATGTCACGGGCAGCCGTATCCCCTTTCTGTGCCAGTCTGCACAGCTGCTCATTGCTCCGGGTCGGCATTTTGCTTCTCCTGCGCGTGGTCTAAGGTGGATTGGAGAAATTCCGTCAGCGCCTGACCGAACTTGTCTAATGCTTCCTTTTGCACACCGTCCATCCCCGCTGCGCTCTGGGTTACGGCGGCGGAAATCATTTCGGGCGTGATGGTCGGAGTATGAACATCCGCCCCTTTGGTGAGTTCGGTAAACATCTGCTGAGTGATGCCCTTGGTCAAGGACTGCGCTGCTGTGAAATCGTTGCCGATCTCTTTCTTCACTTCCCGCAGCGCCGCCATAAATGTGTTCTGTATCATCGTCAGGTCTGCCTGATATACGGGAACTTTCTGCCGGTTGACAGTTCTGGCCGCCTGCACCGCAGCGTCTGTTTTATTGTTTCGGCGCAGCATGGCGCTGAGAGTAGTAAGCATCTGGTTCTGTCCGGCGAAACCGGCGGCCAGCGTATCGTCAAAATATTGCTCAATCATATAGGTGACTTCTGCAAAGCGAGGGCTTTCCAAAAGGCGGTTGACGATCTCTGCATTGGCTTTTCCGGTGTACAGATTCCGCGCCGCCTGCACCGACAGGCCCAGTTCTTCAATATCAAAATTTGTCCGGTCGGGCGTGTTGACTTCCCCCAGCAGGAAATCTGTGGAGACTTCAAACACTTTCGCAATGCGGAGCAAATGTTCTGTGCTGATCTTATCAGTCTTACCGCTGACAAACCGGCTGATGGCGCTCTCGGTGCTGCCGATGCGGGTCGCCAGCTGTGCCTGGGTAATTTTATGTTCCTTCATAAGCTCCTGCATCCGCTGCCGGATATTGCCGGGCAGATAGGCTCCCTCCATGTGACGCACCTCTCTTCTGAAAACTCTCTTTATCCATTATACCTGATAAAACCAGCGCGGGCAAATGCTTTCCGCTGGCTTCGCCGCTCTGAGGTCTTGCATTTTTGCAAGATTTCAGGGCGGCGTTTTTTCATTTCTTGCACTTTTAGCGGATTTTTCGGTTTATAGGCTTTTTCCCCGTATATTCAGGCAGACGGGCAGATACCGTCAATAAATAATGGAGGACAAAGCCTATGAATTTATTTGAAACTGTAAAATCCGCTGTCACCGTGAAGCAGGCCGCCGAATACTACGGCTGTAAGGTCAACCGGGGCGATATGATCTGCTGCCCCTTCCACGATGACCGGCATCCCAGCATGAAGCTGAACAGGGATTATTTCTATTGCTTTGGCTGCGGGGCTACCGGGGATGTGATCGATTTTGTGGCGCGGCTGTTCGGCCTGAGCAGCTACGAGGCCGCAAAGAAGCTGGCCTATGACTTTGGCATCGACCCGGACAAGCCCCCGGCAGCGATGGCTTTGAAAAAGCCCTATCCGCTGGCGCGGGCTTTCCGCAACGATGAGATACACTGCCAGCGGGTGCTCTGCGATTATCTGCATCTGCTGGAACGCTGGAAGGTCGAATATGCCCCGCAATCGCCGGAGGATGAACTGGATGACCGCTTTGTGGAAGCCTGTCATATGATCGAGTATGTAAATGATTTGTTGGACGTTCTCATGTTTGCGGAACTGAAGCAGCGTGTGAAAGCGGTGGATATGCTGCTGAAGGACGGCACTATCACCGCGCTGGAGCAGCGGCTCAGACGTCTGGAAAAGGAGGTGCAGCACCGTGGCGAAGAACGAGCAATCGCGTGAGGCCAACCAGCCCATCTGGTTTGACGGCAAGAGTATCAATGAAGCCCTGTTTTGTGATGATTTTCTCGGCAGACACAAAATCATCTACACAAACGGGGCTTTTTTCACGCCTGATGGCCGCGTGACCGATGAGCTGCCACTGCGTGGAGAAATTTTTGAGGAACTGAAATGCTGTGCGGTCAGCAATATCCCCCGCAAAATCAGCAATATCGTGGAGCTGATGAAGCTGGCGGCGCTGGTAGAGGATTTCCCGCCGGAGGCTGACCGCATTCATCTGGCAAACGGCACGTTGTTTCTGGATGGCTCCTTTACGGAGGGAAAACCGGACATCGTGCGTTGCCGCCTGCCGGTGGCCTATAATCCCGATGCGCCCACGCCGACCCGCTGGCTGGCTTTTCTGGATGGGCTTCTTTACCCGGAGGACATTCCCACTTTGCAGGAATATATCGGCTACTGCCTGATCCCCAGCAACAAGGGACAGCGCATGATGGTCATTAAGGGCAATGGCGGCGAGGGTAAGAGCCAGATCGGCGCGGTGCTGTCCGCCCTGTTCGGCAGCAACATGAAGGACGGCAGCATCGGCAAAATTTCCGAGAACCGTTTTGCCCGCGCTGATCTGGAACACATTCTGCTGTGTGTCGATGATGATATGCGGATGGAGGCCCTGCGGCAGACCAACTATGTCAAATCCATCGTCACCGCACAGGGTAAAATGGATTTGGAGCGTAAAGGCAAGCAGAGCTATCAGGGATGGATGTGCGCCCGGCTGCTGGCATTCAGCAATGGCGACTTGCAGGCTCTCTTTGACCGCAGTGATGGCTTTTATCGGCGGCAGTTGGTGCTGACCGCCAAAGAGAAACCTGCCGACCGTGTGGATGATCCCGACCTGGCAGAGAAGATGAAGGCCGAGGTGGAGGGCATTCTGCTGTGGGCTTTTGCGGGATTGCAGCGGTTGGTAGCGAACAACTTCAAGTTCACCGAGAGCCAGCGCACCAAAGAGAACCGGGAGGCCGTCAAGCGGGACAACAATAACGTGTTTGATTTTCTGGAATCCGAGGGCTATATCCGGCTGAAAGCGGATGCGTCCATCAGTTCAAAGGATTGCTACGACATTTACCGGATGTGGTGCGAGGAAAATAGCCTGACTGCACTCAAACGCCGCAGCTTCAGCGATGCGCTGGTGGCAGCCTGCGGTAAGTACAATCTGGAACACTGCAACACGATTACCAATTCGGCAGGACGCCGGGTATGGGGCTTTATGGGGATCGAGGCAGTGGCAAGGCCGCATATAAACGAGTTTACGGACGCTTCACAGTGTACGTACGTACCGGAAGACTGGCGGGATTGATTTCCGATCTGGTCGCCGGTACGTATGTACGCAGCGATTGACCCTGTTACCTCATATATTGTAGAGGCGCTTCATTTGGATAAAGTGGTCGTGCCCATTTTGGGTACACCTATTTTGATGTGTAAAAGTGGTTATGGATATTTTGTCCACCACCAGAACCGTGAAATTCTTCGCGCTTTTGTGCTGTGAAGTAGGTGTGGTCATTTTGACCACACCTGAAGCGGTCAGTAAAAGCGGTGATTTTGCAGGCATATTTTAGAGCAATCTCAAAACAGCGAAATGTTTCTCTTTTATCCGTATACAGTTCGCCGGATGGCGGCTCACGGAACGACGTACAGATTGCAGCATTTTGTGACAATACAGCCCGAACAGTGAAAAGTCCCGCATTTCTGTGAAGTCGAATATTCCGCCGTTGACCAACGATACGCAGGGAATCATTTCTATCGCAAAACAGCATTTGCACAAATTTCACCATTGACCAAAGCCGGTGCGCTCCCCAGCGTAGCCGGTTCTTTTTATGACGCAACCGAAAATCATGTTTTATCTATCAAGTGACAAAGGGCTTCACTTGCGAAAATGGAGGAATATATTTTATGAAGTCAAGTATCCGAAACGAAATCAAGGCGCAGATCATCCGCGCCGGTTACACCATGCAGGAAGTCGTTGACCAGCTGCACGATGAGTATGGGTGGAGCGACAGCGTATCCAATCTTTCCGGAAAATTGCAGCGGGAATCGCTGCGGTATCGGGAGGCCGTGGAGTTGGCTGACGTGCTGGGATATGACATTGTCTGGCAGAAACGGAGGGATTGAGTATGGAAAAAGCACAATACGCGATTATGCGATTTGCCAAATATAAGGGGCCTGAAATCGGCAATATCGAGGCCCATAACGAGCGCACAAAGGAAAAGTACGCCAGTAATCCCGATGTGGATACCAGCCGAAGCAAGTACAACTTCCATCTGGTCAAACCGCCCGGCAAGTACCGGGCCGAGTCAGAGAGGCAAATTGCCGCTGCCGGATGCCGTACCCGGAAAGACAGTATCCGTATGATCGAGACGCTGTTCACAGCCAGCCCGGAGTTCTTTAAGGGAAAGAAACGGGCGGAAATTCGGGTATTTTTCGAGGAAGCTCTGCACTTTTTGGAACAGCATCAGTCCAAAGAGACAATTATATCCGCCGTGGTGCATATGGACGAGAAAACGCCCCATATGCACCTTTGTTTTGTCCCTTTGACGGAGGATGGCAGGCTCAGCGCCAAAGACATCATGGGCAATAAAAAGAAGCTGACCTGGTGGCAGGATGAGTTTTGGAAACACATGGTCAAGAAGTTTCCAGATTTGGAGCGTGGCGAGAGCGCCAGCCTGACCGGGCGCGACCATATCCCGCCCCGCGTATTTAAGGAGATGACCAGACTGACCAAACAGAAAAGCAAACTGGAGGATCTGCTCACTGGAATCAATCCCTTTAACGCCAAAAGCCGGGCGGAGGAAATCTGCAAGATTCTGGATACCTATATTCCCAGCGTGGAGAAGATGGACACACTGCTGCGGAAATATGGCGTAGCCTTCACGAAAACAGCATCCGAAAACAAAAAGTTGAAAACGAAAAATGCCGAACTGGAAGAATCTCTTGCATCGGCGCAGAAGGTCAGCACCCTAAAGCAGATCGAAGACCTCAAGCTGCGGCGCGACTATGACAGTGCCGTGGCGATTTTGGAACAGATACCGGCAGAAGTTTTGAACATCTATGCGCAGAGCAGCCATAGAGGAAAGGAGCGGCCTATTGAGCAAAGTTTATGATGATCCGAAATATAATGCGGCATTTGACCGCTGTGTTGATGTGATGGCGCGGCTGTTGCAGAAGTACGGGCCACAGCTGTTGGGGCAGATGCAGGAGACTGAGAAGGATGGCCGTACACAGTCTGCGGCATCAGGAAAGCAACCCGTTCCTGTGTATCAGGAATTTGACAAAGCCGCTTGATATAAATTAAATTTACACGTTGCGTATTTGTTTGGCGTATGCTATAATAAATACGCAACGTGTATTTTTGCTTTATGGGGTAAATGAAATGGACTGCAAAACCAAAATAAAAGAATTGCGGGAAAGTACAGGCATGAACCGCAAGGAATTTTGTAAATATTTTCAGATTCCCTATCGGACTGTGACAGAGTGGGAACTGGATAACCGCCATGCGCCAGAATATGTGCTCCGTTTGTTGGAGTACTACATTCAGAATGAAGGTCTGGCGAAGAAGAAAGTAACGGATGAATGTTCAGAGTTAGAAGAAAGGGGCGGCCTGCATGAAAAAAACTAAAACAAAATGCTATCTCTACACACGGGTATCTACTTCCATGCAGGTAGACGGATATAGTCTGGATGCTCAGCGCGATAAGCTGCGGAAATACGCTGAATACGAAGATATGATAGTGGCTGGGGAATATTCTGACGAAGGCTTTTCCGGCAAGAATATTCAGGGCAGGCACGAATTTCAGCGGATGCTGCAAGACATTCAGGACTGCAAAGACGGTGTGGAATATGTGCTGGTGTTCAAGCTGTCCCGGTTTGGCAGGAATGCCGCTGACGTTCTGAATTCCTTGCAGCTGATGCAGGATTTCGGTGTCAATCTGATTTGTGTGGAAGACGGCATTGACAGTTCCAAAGATTCCGGCAAGCTGATGATTTCTGTCCTTTCTGCGGTGGCAGAGATAGAGCGTGAAAATATTCGGACACAGACGATGGCCGGACGGGAGCAGAAAGCCCGTGAAGGAAAATGGAACGGTGGCTTTGCCCCTTATGGATACCGCCTTGAAAAAGGCGAACTGTTGATTGCTGAGGATGAAGTGGACGTGATCCGCACCATCTTTGACCGCTATATTCACACCAACGATGGTGTCAGTGGCGTGGCAAAATATCTGAACCGGCAGGGCTTTGTGAAGAAGTTAAGGCAGAACGGCACCATTCCCGGTTTTTCTGCCAGCTTTGTGAAGAGTATCATTGATAATCCGGTATATATGGGAAAAATCGCCTATGGCAGACGCCGGACAGAGAAGAAGATCGGCACACGGAATGAGATGCACGTAGTTGAGCAATCGGAGTTCCCTGTGTACGAGGGGAAGCATGAGGCTATCATTTCAGAAGAAGATTGGAACCTCGCGCAGGAAAAACGGAAAATCAATGCTTACCGGCGTGAGAAAGTCAATGACCCTACCCACGCACATATCTTGTCCGGTATTCTGAAATGCCCCTGCTGCGGCAAAAGCCTGTACGGGAATATTGCGAAAGCCCACAGCAAGGACAAAAAGACCCGCTATTACTATTACTGCAAGAATACGGTGACGCCAACAGGCCACGAGTGTACCTTCCGGCTGAATATTGAGCAGATGGAAATGAACCGCATGGTAGCGTCAATCATCTCTGCTATGGTCAGTGACCCACGGTTTGCGGATGCAATCAAGGCGAAAATCGGCTCCGCTGTCGATACGAACGATTTGGAGAAGCAGCTGGAAGCATTACAGGCGCAGCTTCGGCAGACATTAGGCACAAAGGCCCGACTGGAACGGCAGATGGACGGTTTAGATGTGAATGACCCGTATTATGACCGGAAAATTTCTGATTTGCAGCGCCGATATGACGAGCAATATGGCGCAATAGATGAGATTGAAGTCCAGATTGACGATGTGCAAAGCCAGATACGGAGTATCCGGCAGGAGAAGATTTCGGGTGATAATATCTACCGCCTGTTGCTGGCATTCGATCAGGTCTATGAAGCAGCCTCCGAAGTGGAGCGGAAGGAGTTCATGCGGGCGTTTATTGAGCGGATTGAGTTATTCCCGGAAAAGCAGCCGGATGGCAACTGGATTAGGAAGATTATCTTCAACTTCCCTGTCCCGGTGAATGGAACAGAAGTGACAGAATTGCCCTTGGAAAATGAAACAATGGTCGAGACGGTAGTCTTGATGTCAAGGAAAGAGAAATAAGAGCCAGAAAGCGGCGTATTTCCGGGCTTTTTGCGAGGTGAGCATCATCAGAGGAGCCTTGCTAAAAGCTCGGTTTTCTTATATGGAAACATATCTACTGTGCGAATTTACCGAGGCTCGGAAAATGAGGGGTAGGGTTCAGGCAGTGGATTAGATGTCATAGGTTGTGGCAGTGATATAGATAACAAAACTGACCGCAGTTCAAGCCACTCGATACTAAGGGGCAGACTTGGCAGTGGAATAGATAACAGGAGGATTATTCATATGGATTTTAGCTTGAATCGTATGCCGTCTACACAGAAAGAAATTGAATGGCAGTGGGAACGGGCTGTAAAAGAAAATATTGATTTTTCCGAAATTAGAGTAAATGGCACCAACTGTGATTTGGGGGCTAATTTGGACTATTTCAACTTGACGGATACAAAAGCGGACCAAATTTCGTTTATCGGAAGACGGTATGAGTTTTTTGAACAAGCAGTTGGGTTGAGGGATTTTAGATTAGAAATCTTTGGAGACATTCATCAGGATACACAAATTGGTATGATTTTAAATGGTATTAACCGATATCGAGAGGAGGCGTCTCCGTATGGTCTGTTTGTTTCATATAGGTATATAGGGAAATCTGTTTACTGTGCTATCACGGTGTGTCTTGTTGATAAAGATTGGGGCTTAGAGATGGATGTTGCAGTAGTCGAGGTCAGTCAAGATGAGAATGCATATGTTCTTCCAGTAGAAATTTCAGAAGAAGCACTAGACTATTTTTCTTTCGATGACATTATGAGATTAGCATATTGGCTTGGCAACTTTTGGGTAGGAGTACAATACGAAATAAATAATCGTCCAGAAGAAATAAGAGTTGTTGAACAGAGAGGACCAATTTCACCAGACGATGATGCATATAAATCGCAAGATAGAATGGTGTTAATTAAGAGAATCATTGCTGTAGGTAAAGATGGAAAGTCTATTGAGTATGGTGCAACTGGCTCAGGACGTAAATATCATGTTCCAGCGTGGGGAGTTCGAGGTCATGAACGAACGCTCTCTGATGGGAGGGTAATTCCAGTAAGACCATATCGAAAGGGGAAAGAACGAAATAATCCTGAGATTTACAGAGAAAAACGATACGTGTTTGATGATGAAAAAATCGATGATGATACATCAAAAAATAAGAATTGAATAGTTCTTCAATTCACTGGTTGAGTAAGGAAGTGATAATATATGGGACGAGGCAGGAGAAAAAAAGATGCAAAAAGAAGAACACGAATGACCAATAGAAATACTATCCGTAAAAAAATGGGAAAGAAAATATTTTTTACGTTGACACATTGCCATAAAAAAATTGAGTGGGGTATCGAACAGATACAATTATAAAGCAAACATGCATGCTTTATGTTTTGTTGATGCCCGATTCTATAATGTTAAATATCAAGCGTCTATTATGACGGATTGCAATTTCAGAGGTTCGGAATTGATAGGCATAGACCTCTATAATTGCAACTTAAGAGGGTCATCATTTAAAAATGCAAATCTTGAAAATGTTGTATTCTATAATTGCAATCTGAGAAATGCTGATTTCACTGGAACCCGCTTTATGAATGTGACCTTTATATGTAATAAAATCGATGGTGCTAAAGACTTGAATGTTAATCAAGATGGAATAACCATTTTAAGGACATATCCAAAGCTTGAAATAGCAGATGATTTAGAAAATCTTTTGTTAGAGTCTGCAAATAAAGAGTCGATTTTTGATGCGAAAGTTATTCATGTGAACAAGGGAAAACTTAACAAATGGAATCTGTCAATCATTCAGTCAAGATGCGGTGATGAAGGCTTAGATTCTCTAGGTAAGATATTACAAAGAAAAGAAAAGTGGGAGCGACTATTCACAGTATATTCGTATATTTCGCTAATTGAAAATTGGGGTCCAAAATGATATAATATTAGAGTCCTGCTCCGGAATCCAGAAATAGTGTATGCTAGATGTATAAATGAGGACACATAACATTAGCAAGTATTCGAGGAGGGATGTCTATGATTAGTAATATCTTAACCGTTTTATCTTTTTTGGTACTATTGTTGAGCGCTGTAATTGATTGTAACTTCCTATCCCGATTACTCGGGGTTTAGAGTAGCTGAATATTAAAGTTAGAAAAATACCCTCCCGGCCATCATGGTCAGGAGGGTTTAGTGCGTCTATGGGGCTTATGCATCAACATCGATGCTGACGCCGGATTTCAATTCGACCGTGATGCGGTCATTCCAGATGGTTATCTGCTTGACCCAGCGTCGTACCAGTGATTCATCAAACTCCGTGAGGTGGGCGGTCTGCTGTGAGATGTAATCCTGCAGGTCATTGATTCGCTTTATCTGTTCATCCCTTGCAGCGGTGTCGACGGTGGTTTGCTGGCGGAGCTCTCTGAGTCTGAAAATCTCATCGGCAATCTCATCGTAGGCTTCTTTGCTCTGTGCTTTCTGAATGAGTTCCTGTTGTAGGGCCATCAACTTCTCATCGATGTTTTCAACAGAAGTGGCCTGCGAAGCTTGGATGACCGAAGCGATGTTAAGCTGTAACTGCGCCTGATAGCTGCTTTTGTCACCAAGCATCTGGTTGATTGCTTTGACGACAGCATCCTGAAGAACCAATTCATTGATGGTTCTAGCGTGGCATTCCAGCCCGGTGGATTCCAGCCTGCTGATACAGCGCCAGACGATGGACTTAACACCTCGGTTGTTCCAGTGGAGCCTGCGGAACATTTCGCCGCACTCGCCGCAGATGATAATTTGTGAGAAGCAGTGGTTGCAGCTGTAACTACGCTTCTTACCGTTGGCACTGGTTTTGACCACTCGCCTGCGGACCAGCTCTTCCTGTACTTGTAGGTAGATTTCCTTGGGAATAATGGCTTCGTGGTTGCCTTCTACATAATACTGAGGCATAAGGCCAGTATTCTTAACTCTGGTTTTATTAAGAAAGTCGGTGGTGTAGGTCTTCTGGAGAAGGGCATCACCGATGTATTTCTCATTTCGGAGAATCTTGTTGATGGTGCTGGTATGCCACTTAGCTTTGCCTGCTCCGGTGAGAATGCCATCACGCTCCAGACCGGCTGCAATCTTATCCATACTGAGATCTTCCAAGTATTCTCGATAAATGCGTTTTACAATTTCTGCTTGTTCAGGGTCAATGACAAGGTTGCCGTCAGCATCCTTCGTATAGCCGAGGAAGCGATTGTGGTTGATTTGCACCTTACCTTGCTGGTAGCGGAACTGAATGCCCATCTTTACATTCTGGCTCAAGGATTGTGATTCCTGTTGGGCCAGTGATGCCATGATGGTGATTAGGATTTCTCCTTTGGCATCCATTGTGTTTATGGATTCCTTCTCGAATATGACCGGAATATTCATGTCCTTGAGTTCTCTGATATATTTCAGACAGTCCAGAGTGTTTCGGGCAAATCGGCTGATGGATTTGGTAATAATCATATCAATTTTACCGGCCTTGCAGTCATCAATCATGCGGTTGAATTCTTCACGCTTTTTGGTGTTGGTGCCAGAGATACCGTCATCGGCATAGATTCCGGTGAATTCCCAATCCGGGTTTTTCTGAATATATTCTGTATAGTGTTCTACCTGAGCTTCATAGCTGGTAGACTGCTCATCGCTGTCTGTACTGACACGGCAGTACGCTGCGACTCGGAGCTTTGGTTTTTCTTCTTCCTTCTTGCGAGCGTTACTTCCAACTTGGCGTCTCGCAGGAATCAACATTACATTTCCCATTATTGACTCTCGCTTTCTATGAGGCTGTACAGATATTCTGCTTGTCTCACCGGGTTATCATGCAAGGCAACACCGTCTTTCATATAGAAGTGGGTAGATATCTGTATTTCCCTCATTTGTGTTTGCTTATTATTTCGTCCGAGCTTTGTGGCTCGGTGCATGCGTTCTTCTTGTGCTTTCTGGTAGGTGTCTTTATCAATGATGGCAGGATAGAAACTGTCGCCAAGATAATGGGCTGTTTCCATCAATCGCTTAGCGGTTCCATGATAGGTTGGAATTCCGGCTTCTGCAGCTGCCTTGGATAAGGACATACCACTCAAATAATTCTTATAGAGCTGTCGGAGCTTAGTGGCAGCAGACTCATCAATGACGGCAGTGCCATTTTCAATCCGATAACCAAAGGGTGTATGGCCCATTTAATCACCAATCCTTTCTGTGAATGTCAGTCCACATTTCATAACAAATCGAATTTCATGTCGGCTTACTACTTCGATGTGGTCTGCGTAGCTTTCAAAAAGCTCCTCACTGTAGGCCGTAAGCATATCGGCATGAGACACAAAGTGGAGCAATAGGTTTGTTTCAGTAACCTTTGCCGAGTCACCGGTCATGCAGATGGTGATAGCTTCAATATCAGAGCGGTAAGTCTCTGCCTGCAGGAGGAGGGCATTTGTTTCTTGATTGTATAAAATCTGGTCAATATAGCCTTGTGCCATCAGCTTTGTCAGGGTTTCTCGCTGCTCGCTGTTCTGGGCCAGAAGAAGCTCTAAGTGCTGAATTCGCTGAATTGCTTCATCACCAGAGGAATTTTCAAGGGCTTTCAGATAAGGAGCAAGTATCAGGCGATGTCCGTAGATGAGCTTGTTCAGCATCGTTACGAAAGCGGACTTTATGTCATCATCTCGGATGTACTTCATGCTACAGGCGGTTGTGTCCTTCAAGTGTGTATTGCAGGTCCAAGCTACATATTTATAGGTAGTACAAGGATGAATCCTGCGCTTGAAGGTGTCGCCACATTCTCCGCAGATGATTTTTCCTGAGAATGCGTAGCGCTGCTGGTATTTACCATTGCCTTTTTCGATACCTTTCTCAGAAGCTCTTTGTGCGACCAGTGCGTTGGCAGCGTCAAAATCTTTATGGCTGATAATTGCTTCATGGTGGTCTGGAGCCATGTACTGGTCAACCTCACCGTAATTGATATGACGGTTGAAGTTCTCATCGGTATAGGTTTTCTGAAAAATAACGTCGCCAGTATATTTCTCATTGGCAAGGATGGCTCGAATGGTAGTAGCGGTCCATTTACTGTTTTTCTTGGACGCAATATCGTCTGCATTTAGCTCATCAGCGATAGCCTGAGTTCCTTTGCCGGAAAGGACATCAGCAAATATTCTTTTTACAATTTCGGCCTGTTCTGGATTGACGACCATGTTTTCGCCATCCCAATCGTAACCGTAAGGTGTATAGCTGAGCTTGAAGGTTCCGTTCTGGAAGCGGCGTTTAATGGACCACTTCGAGTTTTCAGAGATAGAAGTGGACTCTCCCTCGGCCATGCTGCTAAGGATGGCAAGGAATAGCTCACTTTCCATTGAGCCGGTGTTTATATTTTCTTTCTCGAAGAAAAGCGGAATATCCAAGCTCTGCAGTTTTCTTACAAGTGCCAAGCAGTCAGTCGTGTTTCGAGAAAAGCGGCTGATAGATTTTGTAATAACAAAGTCGATTTTCTTTGCTTCACAATCTGATATCAAGCGAAGTAGCTCCAGACGTTTTTCAGCCTTGGTTCCTGTGATACCTTCATCGAAGTAGAGACCGGCGAACTGCCAATCCTCACGGGAATTGATGTATCGCTCATAATGAGTTTTCTGTGCTTCCAGACTTTCCAGCTGGGCATCACTGCCTGTTGAAACACGGCAGTAGGCAGCAACTCTGAGTTTCTTCTTTGTGGTGCTATTATTCTGTACACCTTCGATTTTTGTTACCTTCTTCACGGTAGTTCACCTCCCTTCGTTAGTGTCACATGTTAGCTCTGAAAGCCTTATATATCAACGGATTTCGGGCATAATCTCCACCCAAAATGGAGAGAATGTCTCACGATTTTTCATCGATAATTTGTTGAACTCTGACAAGGAAATAAGTCCAAGTGACAGCATATTTTCAGCGACCTTCTGTGCCTGAAAAAAGCTATAATCCTGTTCAATGTCGGTCTGCTGGATAGGCTTCGGAGCAGCAGAAACCGGAATGGTTGTTGTGATATTCTCTTGCATAATTGCCTCCAATCTGAGGAAGTTCCTCACTACTAAATGGAGGCGAGATAGCGGTTTGGCCGAAAAAAAGATAAAATTATCTGCCTCCACTATCCAATGGAGGTGAAGTGAGCTTTTGAGCCATCAAAAATAAAAAAAGAGGGTCTGCAGGAGAAAACTCCCACAGACCTTGTGAAAAGGTGTGCTTTATAACTTCTTTGCAAAGTCCAGAGAAATCCATCCAGCTCCGGATTTCAGCTTGCCCCAGAGGGTAGCGCCTTCACCCTTGGACTCCTGAACGATTGTAAAGATTCCCTTACCAGTGAACTGTCCGGTTCTGTCGTAGTTAGTACCCGGCCCCTTGCGGATATTCAGATTGGCGATGATGACCTGAACCTTATAGGATGTATCCTTGATAGGAGCAGGAGTCGGTGTAGATGCTACCGGATAAACAATGTTTCCGAAGGCATCAAAGACCTTGTACCCGGCATTCTCATCTGCTTTTTTCTTGGCATTGGCCAGTACCTTGTAGGCACCAAGCTGACTCTTGGAATCGGACCAAATTTTGCGGACACGATACATCTGTGTAGTAGAAGCGATGTCGTCACTGGAAGTAGTTTTGGAAAACTCAGAAGTAACCTTAGTGGCCAGATCACCAAGTCTGGAATATAGCCAGTTACCCGGGCAGGACTTATTCGCAAACCATCTGTGAACAGTGAGCACCATCTCGTCAGACTTTGGTGCGTAATTTAATGTCTTATTCTTATCGGCAAACCATAAAAGTTTCTTCTTACCGTTACGTTTACAGATATCTGTGCAAAGCTTAACCAGTGAGTTATAAACAGCGCTATTCATCGCATATGGTTCAGACATATCACTGGCGCATTCGATAGTAACAGCACGCTGATCGTTAGCATTGGAAGAAGAACACCAACTGCGGTTTTTCTCTTCTACACAGAGAGAAATGCGACCATCCTTGCCGACGCCGTAATTGCAGCTTGCTTGTCTGGACTGACTGGTAAAGCATCCGCAGATGCTCTCACAGGACAGCTGACCAACCACGCAGTGTGGCGTGATGCGGTCGATATTGTGTGTACGCTGCCCGGAGTGATTCGGACTGAGCTTGGTGTAGGACACCAAGGAGCTGTTTGTATATCCCATTTTACTTATCCTCTCTTTCTGCTCTGTCATGGAGCTGTTCTAATACGATTTTGATTTTCTCCGGCACAGGCAGGCCAAGATAAGCTGCGTTCTCCAGAAGGCTCACGCCCTCATTGGAAATGTAGAAGAAGATCACTGCTGTTCTAAGGGCACTGCCTGTACCAATCACCTGCACATCAAGAATGTTTGCAATTCCTACAAGCAGGAAAATCAGTACCTTTCTGCAGATACCCTTGAATCCGACTGCACTGGACAACTTCTTATCTGCAATCGCACACATCACTCCGGTGATGTAGTCAATGACCACAAATGCAAGAAGTGCCAGGATAAGGCCGTCACAGCCACCTAAGAAGTAGCCGAGCCATCCTCCGACTCCAGCAAAAGCAAGCTGAATCATGTTCCAAAATTCCTTCATAATTGTTATCCTCACTTTCTGATTTATCGAATGAAAAAAGCGGCTTCCATCTCAGAAACCGCTCGGTTAAAAATGTCTATGTGAACAATCCTTGTCCACCTTTTTTGTGCTAATTATCTATAAAATTATGTTGCTATTTCCTCCATTTAGAGTGATTAATACACTACCGAAAAACAATTTTGAAGGAGGATTTGCTTTATGACAAAAAATATCAAGATTCAGTATTCCACACGTTACAACAACAGAAAATGCCATTCTGTCCCGAAAATTCAAATGGAAGGAAAATGGCTGGAAGAACTTGGGTTTTCCATCGGTGATATCGTTGCTGTAGAATACGAAAACGGATGTATCCGAATCCGTCCTTTCACCTCAGAAGAACAAAACAAAAGACAGCAAGAAGAACTAAAATCGGATATCCGCAGAAAATCTGCTGCATTGAAATCCCTACAGTCACAAGTAGATATCGGTTCTTCCAAACCTTGCATGGTAGCTGAATCAGACAGCCATTATTCCGAAGATTCTTCCGTCAGCGTGTAAGTGATCTTCATAGTCTTGTCCGTGTTTTTCACCACTGCAGACGATAGGTTATTTATACTGGCAAGATAAGGTGTAAAAAGATACGTACACCGGCTTTCCTTTCCATAGTTTCCGCCCCAACAGAACAGAAATTCCTTATACTGGAACAGCGGAGTTGCCGCTGCCTTCAGTCGGACACTTCCCTGCGTTTTCACCACAACATCATCCTTTCTGATCTGGAAATCACTTCCTATGATAATGTCTCCGACCACCGTCATACACAATTCACAGGTGCCGGATTCCCCCAGCGATTTAAACTTTGAGGTAAAACCCAGATCAATCAGTTTCACATCTGCCGAATTGGAAAGATTGATCTTATAAATACCCTTTTTGTTATAGGCCGCCACATACAGATATCCATCCCGGATGCAGCTTTTTACATACCTCTCCGGGTAGGTATCTTCCTTATCTCTTTTTCCAGTTTCAAGCAGTTTCGCATTCGAAAGTGTCCACGTGCCTTCAGTAAAGGAATCGTCGGTCTTGGATATTTTGATCCACTGCATGGTAGCATTCCCGGAAGAATTGGGTTCGTTGGAAAATCCATACCAGTATCCGTCTCTGCCGTCAAGAAATTCCCCGTACTTCGTATAGCTGCCAAGAAAGGTGAATGTTGATGTGGTCAGTGTCTTGGATTCCAGTATCGTACAGGTGGTATCATCCAGTTTCTCATTCAGACCGATGTCAAATACTGGAATCCGCGCTTTTGTGACCGTCACACTGGATTCCCCAAAAGTAATGCTATACAGCAGGTTCTTTTCAAAATCGATCTCCACAGTTTCAAAAAGCAGCATCCGGATTGCTTTGATCAGCTTATCTATCGTTACTTTCTTTAACAACAAAAAGGCTGTGGCATCCGCCACCGTACTTCCAAACGCATTCTGTCCACCCAATGCACTGGTCAGTGCCACAGAAGCAATCGTACCGTTGCCCTGTGATGGGGTAAACTCCCATACAAATTTATATCCGTTATCCAGTTTTTTGCTCTCTGTCAGATTCAGGCTGCCCCTTGCTGTATTTGCCGTTGAGTTGACATTGTTGCTGGCATAGGCAACAGGCAGGTTTGTTCCCACTTCATAGATGTGGTCGGTCTTTTCCTCAAGGGTTTTAGAAAATAACAGGATACCACCGATCATATTCGGACAGATGGGGAGAAGATTCCCATTCCAGAGAACCATGTCATCGTACTCATCACCCGCCTTGTAATAAATCCCCATTGGGTTGTTGCCGAGAATATCGTTGACTGCCTGCGTGACCATGTTTGTTTCCTTCACGGTTTCCACATCACCTGTCGTACTGTCTGTAAGTTCCAGAAGCATCTCTCCTTTTAATTTCATCATTATATTCATTCCTTTCGCTTCGCTCAGACACAAAACGTTATGAAAATGTTTTCCTGAGCTTATTTTTTCTTTATAATTCTTCTTATAGGGAACTCGGTATACTACAAATCACGGGGAGGTGAGTGGGCTGTCCGGCTTGCCGGATGACCGTATCGTTATATGTGTAG